GAGTCTCTGACAGCATACCCGCAAGGTTATCTGATGGAGAATTTGTCTTTACTGCAAAAGCTGTAGAAGAAATCGGAAGTGACAATTTAATGTCAATGATGAAAGAAGCTGAAGCTGCTGCAGATGAAAGACAAGGTTTAGCAATGGGTGGAAGTCCAGAAGAAGATGAATCTAAATCTTTATTAAGTTCAGGAGTTGTCCAAGAGGATGAAATTGCTGCAGACGAATTAAAGAAAAGAATGGTTCAAGGTTCTTCTGATTACGTCAGAAGCTAAACACCATAACGATAAAGCCACCCAAGGATACTTGGCACTTTATCAAATTAAAACCAAAAGGCTACCTTTACAAGAACAAGCCCTGCACAGTCGACAAACGCAGCTACCTTGTTAAACGAAGCCCCGAGTAGGAGAAAAGAAAATGACTAATACAGTCCAAAAAGAGGAAACGCCAAACCCTTATAACGCAAAAAAAGATTGGCACAAAGGAGACGATAAACCTTTTGTATCATCTCAAAGTATGTTTTTTGAAGAGCCTTCTGAAAAGAATAAACTCTTTAAAAGTGATGACATAACTGAAGTAGAAGCTGAAGGAAGTGTTAATACTGAAGAACTGGAAACTACTAAGGATACACCTTATAAAAGACCAGACTATAAAAAAAGATACGATGATTTGAAAAAACATTACGATAGTAAACTTAATGAGTTTAAAAGCAGAGAACAAGAGTTAATAGAGGAAGCTACTAAAAATAGAACCGAATATAAAGCTCCAAAAACTGAAGAAGAACTCGAACAATTTAAGAATCAATATCCTGATGTTTATGAAGTTGTAGAAACTGTTGCACATCTACAGTCGGAGTCTAAAGCAAAAGTTCTAGAAGAACGCCTTAGTAAACTCCAAGAGAGAGAAAATCAACTAGTACGACAAGATGCAGAAAAAAGGTTAATGGAAAGACATCCTGATTTTGAAGATATCAGAAACAGTGATGACTTTCATGGTTGGGCAAAAGAGCAGCCTAAGTCTATTCAAGATTGGATATACTCAAATGCTGACGATGCTGACCTAGCTTCACGTGCTTTAGATTTGTTTAAAAAAGATTTTGGTATTGAACCTACAAAGACTAAGTCATCTTCTAAACCGACCAGAAAATCTGCTGCAGATATGGTTTCTACTAAAACAACTAGTGTGGAACCAGCTCAACAGAAAATATGGTCAGAAAAGGAGATTGCTGCAATGAGTGTTGCTGAATTTGATAAATTTGAAAAAGAAATATCAGATGCAATGCAAGAAGGCAGAATCGTTAAATAAACTATAATTAACTACAAGGAGAATGTATAATGGCTCAATATTTTGAACCTTCACCGGATACCGGTGCAAACTTTGCAAACTCCGTAGCAGGACAAGCTAATAGTTTCTTTTTACCTTCGGTTTACTCTAAAAAGGTTTTAAACTTCTTTAGAAAAGCCTCAGTGGTAGAAGCTATTACTAACACCGACTATGCTGGTGAAATATCTGCTTATGGAGACTCTGTAAAGATTATCAAAGAACCTGTCATTTCAGTATCAGACTACACAAGAGGTAGCGATACTACTGACACAAAACTAACTGACCAAGAAATAACTTTGGTTGTTGACAGTGCTAAAGCTTTCAAATTCATCGTAGATGATATTGAAACAAATATGTCACATGTGAACTTCAAAGAAGTTGCTTCAAGCTCTGCTGCATATGCATTGAAAGATTCATATGATGCTGCTGTTTTAGCAACTATGTTTGCTGGTGTATCAGCTTCAGCACCTGACCATATCATCGGAGCAGACGCTGCTGCCGGTACTGGTGGTGTTGCAGAAACTACAGCTTCTGTCGACCTATTAGGTTCAGACGGAACTGGTGTAGATGCTATTGACCTTATGGCAAGAATGGCAAGACTTTTAGACGACCAGAATGTACCTGAAGAAGGTAGATGGTTTGTTGCACCTCCTTCATTCTATGAAGAGTTGTCACAATCTGGTTCTAAGCTATTAAGTGTTGACTTTAACGCTGGTCAAGGCTCAATCAGAAATGGTTTAGTTTCAAGTGGAAAACTAAGAGGATTTGATATGTACAAATCTAACAATATCGCTACGCCTACAACGGCTACTGGTAAAGTTATGGCTGGACATATTAGTTCTACTGCTACTGCTAACACTATCCTTTCAACAGAAGTGTTGAGAGACCCAACATCGTTTGGTGATATTGTTAGAGGTTTACATGTCTATGGTGCGAAAGTACTTAGAGATGATGCCTTAGTATCAGCTTTTTATGCAATTGACTAATATCAATTCGGGGGAGGCTTTGGTCTCCTCCACTTTTTAACAAGGAGATAAAAATGAAACACGGAAAAGAAAAAAGAAAAGAAATGATGATGGGTGGATATAACATGAAACCTAGAGATAAAAAAATGGGTGGTGGTAGAATGCAATATGCTAAAGGCGGTTCAGCTCAACCTATGTATGGTCATGGAGAATGTCCTAAAGCTTCAGCTAACTAAGTATGAAAGTTAAAGCACCAAAAGGTTATCACTGGATGAAGTCCGGTAAAACATATAAATTAATGAAACACTCAGGTAAGTTTGTTAAACACAAAGGTGCAAGTTTAACAGCTAACTTTGAAATTCAAAAGGTTCACAAAAAATAATGGCTACTACATATCTTGACATAACTAATGAAGTATTAAGAGAACTTAACGAAGTTCCACTAACCTCTGCAAACTTTACAAATGCTACAGGTATTCAGAAGTTTGTTAAAGATAGTATAAATAAAGCTATATTTGATATTGCAAACGAGGAACCTCAATTACCTTTCTTTTCTGCTGGAGTTAGTGGAGCTACTGACCCTTTTTATGGGAACGTAACAGTACCTACAGTAGCAGGACAAAGATGGTATACATTAAAAGATGGTAGTTCTAGTATCACTACAGATTATGCATCAATAGATTGGGATGATTTTTATGTAACAACAATTAATGTTGATGGGGAATCAGCTCCTTTTGTTTCTAAAGGTTTAAGATTTCTTACACTTGATGATTGGAAAAGATACTACAGAGATAGCGAAAACGAAGATGATGCTAACTCACAAAACTATGGAGAACCTAAGTTTGTTATTAAGTCTCCAGATAGTAGAAAGTTTGGATTAAGTCCAATACCTGACAAGGTTTATAATGTACACTTTTATGCTTTCGTAAGACCGACTGCTTTATCGGCTTATGACGATACAATCGTTTTACCAGAGCAATACAGTAATATAATAACAGCAAGAAGTCGTTATTACATTTGGCAGTTTAAAGAAAGCCCACAACAGGCTGCTTTTGCACTGGATGATTATAAGAAAGGAATGAAACATATGAAATCTAATCTTATGAATCCAGCTCCAAAGTATATGACAGACGATAGAACTTACTTCTAAATATGGCACGTTCACAACCTTTTACCGTAGCATGTGCAGGTGGATTAGTAACATCAGCTAACTCTATAGATTTGTTACGTACACCCGGAGTAGCTACAGTTTTACAAAATTTTGAATCTTCTACTTCTGGAGGATATAGACGTATTAATGGTTATGAAAAATTTGGTGGAGCTAGTGCAACTAGACCTACAGGTACTTCAACAATTATATTAGGAACATTTCCATATGCAGATGGAGTTATAGTTACAGCAAGTGATGCTATTTATTTTAGTAATGATGGTATTAGTTGGTTACAAATAAATAAGTTATCTGCAGGTGGTGGTGACGATTATGCAACCTTTACAGGTAAATCAGCTTCTGTTAGAACTAATCAAGGACAAGCTCAGTTTGCTCTTTTTGAAGCAGCTACTCAAGATTATGGTGAAGTTATTATTGCAGACGGAGTTAATAAACCTTGGTCTTTTCGTATGGAAGGCACAGGTGATTTAAATACTAGAACATTTTTTACATTTGAAATAACAGTTACAGGTAGCGAAGGTGTAAAATATATTACATCTCATAATCATCATTTAATAGCTGCAGGTGTAACAGAAAATGAAAACGTAATTTACTATAGTGTTTATAACGACCCTGATAACTTTACAGGTTCTGGTTCAGGTGCAATAACTATATCAGATAAAATAGTAGGTGTTAAAGGTTTCCGTGAAGATTTATTTATATTTTGTCAAAATAGTATTCATAAATTAATAAATATTAATAATTCTTCTACTATTGCTGTAATACCTGTTGCAGAAAATGTAGGTTGTTTAAGTGGTTATAGTATTCAAGAGATTGGTGGTGACTTAGTATTCTTAGCACCAGATGGTCTTAGAACTATTGCAGGTACAGCAAGAATTGGTGACGTAGAGTTAGGAACAGTTAGTAAAGCAATACAGCCTATTATAACAGAGCTATCTCAAAATGTCAATAGTTTTGTTATAAACAGTATTGTTTTAAGAGATAAATCTCAATATAGATTATTTTATACTAATGTAGGCTTGACAAATGCTTCACAAAGAGGTATAATAGGTACATTAAGACCAAACGGTTTTGAATGGTCTGAAACATTA